GGTAAAATAGAATTGTACGATAGATACCAGATATCTTACAATTCACAATTTCGTTTTTAGCGGACTTATCCCTTTCGGGGGATGGGTCCGCTTTTTTTATTTGAAAGGAGAACAAAACCCATGCAAACCAAACACGAATTTCTTCGGAGAACTGCAGCGGTAATTGCTGCGTTCTTCACACTGACATTCACAGGCTGCGGTCAGACACCGGAATCTCCGGGAAGCCTTCCTGTATCCGGGGTCGTCTCAGAAACTACCGCACAAAGCGGTCAGGAGACGGCTGGCGTATCGGAAGGCGGCAGCTTTACCATCCATTTTATCGATGTCGGGCAGGCAGATTCCGCCCTCGTTATATGTGATGGGCACTCAATGCTCATTGATGGCGGCAATGCCGATGACTCGAACCTTGTATATTCTGTATTACAGCGTGAGACAGAGGGACACTTAGACTATGTCGTAGGAACACACGCCCACGAAGACCACATCGGAGGTCTTTCAGGTGCCTTCGAGGCTGACACAGCCGATGTCACCTTTTGTCCCGTAACAGAGTATGACAGCAAAGCATTCCGGAACTTTAAGGCTCGTGCGGACGAGAAAGGCGGCGGTATAACAGTTCCGGCAGTGGGGGATACATTCACCCTAGGGGAAGCCACCGTCACCGTTGTGGCTGTCAATTCCGTGCCTGAGGACACGAATAATACTTCCATCGTAATTCGCATTGTCTACGGCGATACATCCTTCCTGTTCACAGGCGACGCCGAACAGGAAACGGAAGAGAAGATACTCGAATCCGGCCAAGACATCGAATCCACCGTCTTAAAGGTCGGACATCACGGGTCCAGCACCTCCACCTCTCAGGCGTTCTTGGATGCCGTGAACCCTACTTATGCCGTCATATCCTGTGGCAAGGACAATAGCTACGGCCATCCGCACAGCGAAACCCTCGCAAAGCTGGGCAGCGCGGGAGTAGAGGTGTTCAGAACGGACGAACTCGGTGATATTTACTGCACCTCTGACGGTTCGGAAGTCACCTTCTCGTATGGGGAATACCATAAGGACATCGAAACCTCTAGCGCCGAGGTGGAAGAATCGCAGCAACCTGACACGGTAGCTGAGACCTATATCCTGAACACGAATTCTCTCAAGTTCCACCGCCCTGATTGCTCTTCTGCATCTCAGATAAGCGATGCAAACAGGGAGGAGTATACCGGCACAAGAGAGGAACTTATCGAGTTGGGATATACGCCTTGCGGATATTGCAAACCATAAGTATCCAATCAGCATCCAATCCATATAAGCCTATTTGAGTAGTACACGGGATGTCCCGCTCTGGACGAACCGGGTTCAGGAACGCGCCCTGGCTGACTCGAAAACGGCAAACGCCGATAAGGTACTAAAACGATAGCAAGTAAATCAGTCGCTGCCTACACAAATGGGCAGCGATTTTTTCTTGCCAAAATGTGCGAACCGAATAGAATGGGTATTGTACGATAGATAACATCCCATATCGAAAGGGTTTTATGCCTTTCGTACAATTCACAATTTCGCTTAAAGGGCGGACTTCTCGTTTCTGAGAGGTCCGCCCTTTTTTGCGTCAAAACAAAAAAAGGAGTGTAAACACCAATGTTAAGAGTTTTTACAATCGTCGCCAATGAGGTCATTGGCTTATCCGCAACGGAATGCACACTGATGCAATTCAGCTACAATCCGGAGCAAATCCATGACCCAGAAAGCGTCCTGCGCAGTGCTGTCATGGACTATCTCAAGACGGACGAAGGCAAACGCCGGTTGGAAATCAACTGTGGTTGCTGGAACTGGGGCGATGTCGATGACATTCCCGGCTCGTTCTTCTTGAACTATGGTCTGGCTAAAATTGCGCCGCCGGATGTGAATGTTGTCGTTGACCGCAACGAGAGTTTCATGGATGACTACGACGATTGCACGGAAGAATAACAGAAAGGACATGAAAAAATGCGTATTTATAGCGCAAACAGCGTATTCATAGAAGTTACGCGTCGGTGCAATATGTGCTGTGCGCACTGCCTGCGCGGAGATGCCGAAAGCATCGATATTCAGGAGAAGTACATCGATGCTTTTCTCGACAGCTTTGAGACGGGAGCTTATATCAGCTCTCTTACCTTTACCGGTGGGGAAATCTCTCTGAATATACCGGCAATTCGATACACCTTGAAAGCTGTCAAAGAGCGCGGTATCGCCGTTGGAAGCTTTTATATGGTCACTAACGGAAAAGCCGTCGATAAGATGGCTGACCTTGCTATGGCGAGTCTGGAGTGGTGGAATTATTGCGATGACAAGGATGACTATTCGTGTGGTCTTTGTATCAGCAGCGATGATTTCCATGAAGAAATTTCCAGCGAAAGTGCAAGTATTCTCAGTGGTTTGAAATACAACCACGATGATAAGGTGACGGACTTTCACAAAAATTATCTTCTCAACGAGGGACGTGCTAAGAATCTCGATTCGAATATCTATAAGAAACGTGAACCTTATGTAGATAAGCTCGAATACGAATTCAGCAAAACCGGCGGCATCGACTTTTACAGCGGCGAGCTGTACTTGAACGCCATCGGTGATGTCGTTTCCGGCTGCGATTTGTCCTACGAGTCGCAGAAGAAATATCGTTTTGGTAATGTAATGGATGAAAAATGGTTGGAAAACATTCGTAGCAGCAAATTGTGCATCGAAGAAAACAGCTGAAAAATAACAAAAACAGAAAGGAAGAAATTATGACTATCAATTTAACTCGTGAGGATTTTGAGCAGGCTATCAAATCCGGCGCATCCGTGTTCGAAGGCAACACAATTCTCGATACCGGAAAACCGTCCGGGCGCTACTACCGTTTCATTCGTGTGCCGCTCGCCAATGGCGAGCACAAGGTAGATGCCTTGTACGGGCAGCGGTTTTATGGAACCTTGGAAAATAAACCCGTAACATTCAACCAGGAGATACGCTTCCTTTGCCTCGTTGTCGATAATGCCAAAACCGTCAATGAAACATGTGACTTCAAAACGATTTTCTGCCGTTCTTCTTTTACCTCGGATTCTGTCATAGAGGAAATGGCACAGAAGCTGTTCGATATGTTCCGAGAGAATGTGACGGAAGAAGACAAGAAAATTCTCAAGGGCAGTCATTACGACAAGATAGCACGACAGAACGCTTTCTGTCGCATAATAAAGGGGTATAAGAATTATCGCAGTCCTATTGACAGCATTGTCGATGAGATTGGAAACGGGTCTTGCTTTGGCCTGACATCCACAAATGCCGATGAACTGGTAGTGGATTATCTTGCTAATCCCACCGGCTGGGCTGAACGGACGATGGAGAAAATCAAAAAGGCAAATTCCGGGCGGTCTGGACGCCTATACGGGATTACATTGGCTGTGGTGGAAGAGTTGACGGAAGAGTATATGAGAAAGTACAATAGTCCGAACACTCAGGAAATCATGTTCAGGCTTCTTGTGGAATTTGCTAAGCAATACAAAACCGTTCGCCTTGTCCTGAACATCAACGGTAAAACGACCGAAGTAAAGTATCCGGTCAAA